AATTCTGCTACTGCTCTAACTGCTTTTTCACCAAATCTTTGCATAAGCTCATCTATTTCTATCCAACCATCTTTATAGGCTTTATACACACTTCTAAGTTCTTTGTATATTTGATATATTTCGTATGCTGTCCAAGCAGCTAACCCACCTTTAACCAACATACCCAATGCTGGTATCAAAGCAGGAAAGAATTCGTTCAACTGCTGATTTTCTTGAATCTCGGCAAAACGCATTTTACATTCCTGCTAGATTTTTAATACGGTCAACGTCGGTTGTATCTATATCATCTGTCATTGTACCAGGATGAGCAGATTTACCACCAGCATCTTTCATCATATCAATTAACATTTCAATACGTGCCAATGGTTTAGCTGCTTCATCTGGTGTTGCATCTGTGATTGTCTTACCACCTTCAGTAGCACCTTTGTATCTGCCTCTAATCTTAAACAATTTATTTAGTTCAGCTTTTAGGTTTGCAGGTGTACGTGGATCAGAAAAATCATTTGTTGCAGCTCTCAAATAATCTCCTAAGTTCCAAGTTTGATCTATATAGTTTCTCATAAATGATGCTTTATCACTATCACTACCTCGTGCAGCTTTCATCATATTTGTTTCTAATGCGTTTATTACTGCCGCTGCATCATCAAAATCATATATGTATGACATATAGCCGTGTGCTGCACCTGTGCCTGGTTTTCTGCCTTCTGGATTTTTTCCTCTTACTGATCCCCAATAATCTCTTGCAGTATCAATAGCTGATCCTATTTTACTTTCTTCCATATCTGTATCCTTATATCCCATTACTTCTGCGACCTTTGCGTCGATGCGTTCTATGAACTCTTGTGCTGGCCTTACAAAACGTTCTCCATATTCTTTTTCTACCATAGTCAGTACGGCGGTTGGGCCTTTTGGAAACTGGCCAGTTTCTCTATCAAAGTAACTTAAAATAAATTCGCCTAGCGGTGTTTTTTGATCTTTTTCGATTGTTATTTTTTCGCCATCTGGACCATCAATTTCGTCGCCTTTCTTAGCGCCTTTAAACTTTGCCATACGTACTGCTTTAGCATAGGCATTGCCTTCTTCTGTATCTTCTTGTGATTCGTTATTTCCAATAGATTGTATATCTTGCTTTACAAAATCAATAATGAATTTAGGTTCGTATCTAGCAGCTTTCATTAGTCTTGCTGCTTCAGGATTATCAACTGAACCTGCCATCGCTTGCCTAATTAAGCTCATCTGCTGTTGAGCGTTTTTCATTGTTTTGTTGCCGCCGCCTAATTTTTGAATTTCTCTGCTCATATTGATTAATTCCATATAGAGTTGTATCAAGAATGTGCCGCCTTGTTTTCCATTGAATGGGCGATTTGGATCACTTGCTATTTTATTTTTGAATGCAAGATTTTCATATCTTTGAGAAATTTGCATTGCTTTTTTAACAAAGTCGTTAGGTTTTACACCTTCGGCTCCAATCATTCGACTTAAAAAGTTTTCTTCTGTATCTTCTTCGTTTTCGTTAATTTGAGATGCAAATTGTCCCATTAATGTTTCTATTGCATATTCTATTGCATCTGATAAGCCTTTGTTTTGCGGATGATCGGGTTGATCCATTTGTCCTGCACGGGGATTAAAATAATCATGGTCCGTATCAAACCCGCGAGTGCTACCAGTTATTTGTCCATTAGGAGCACGTTCACGACTTCCAATGTTGCTATCACCACCTATATATGCACTAGGTACCATTAATTCTTTTACACCACTTAGTGATGCATCGTCTAGTCCGTTTACTTCTATCATATCTTGTATGAAAGTTTGCATTTTATTTGCTGGAACATTAAAACGTTTACCAAACATAATCAAATCTTTTTCTCCAGGTAAAACTTCTACAGTTTCGTCTTCTTCTGAAAAAATATCTTCAAATGTTATTTCTTTTGCCTTCGTTGATTCACCTACTAATTTATAAATGTACGGAAATACATCTTTTAATTCTTCATTAAACTGTTTTACAGTTAGTTGATCAATCCAATTCTCAGCTACATCATCAGGCACTTGCACACTTTCTTCAGCAACAAAGTTTTCAAATGCTTCTTTGTAAAAGTTTGGTTTTTGTAGATTTTGCACTGTTTTCTTGACAGTAACCATACGTTCGTTTACAGTATCCATATGTTCAGCAAGACTTTCTGCCATTACACTACTACGACCCATGTAAGTTTTGAATTTGCGGAGATTAGATAATTCTTCACTTAGGCTTGTAATGTGTTTACCAAAGTCATCGTAAGGATGGCCGCCTTCGCTGACATGTAAAGCCATTGCTCTTGCACCTGCTAGATGTTTGAAAGGATATTTAAATTTTTCGCCTTCAGAATTTTCAATGTAAATAGCACCAATCTTTTTTGTTCTATTTTCATTTTCGTCTAAAGTTCCAGAATGTTTTATTGCTAATTTTGCATTACCAATTTTTTGGAAACTTGTCTTATGTGTTCCATACATTTTTGATTCGGCCATAGTTACTTCTCCGCTACGATTGTTAGCTAATGTTTTATAATCTCTTTTTTGTAAACTTGATTTGTTTATATCTCTAACCTCAAAATTTAGAAGACGTTTTTTTGCAAATGTACGCAGTTCTTTTAAAAAATTATACCATACATCTTTTTGAAAATCTTGTGCATTTTCGCCAAAGTTATTTGCAAACATAACAACAAGTCCTTCTTCTTCATCTAAGCTAACACTTACATTGCCGACTTGATTGTCATTCTCGCTATAGACAAAATCAAAATATCTTGCTGCTTCTGGTTCATTAATAACTTCAGCATTTTCATCGCCAATAGTAACATTACTAAAGCGACTACGTATTTGATTAAAAAGTTCTTCTGCTATTTTATTTAGGTTTTTCATTACAAAGTATTTATCAATAGTTAGTACTTATAAAGATAGGCATGGGCATCTCATAATCATCATCTTGCTCTATTTGACTAAAGGTATTGTATACTGTAGGATCCCAATCTTTCATCACTGTCATCATTCTTAATGTTAACAGTGTTGCACTTATTAAATCATCAGATTTACCTGGTTTTGCTTGGAAACTACTTCCTGATGCAATAAAGTTTTTTAGTTCAGTAACTAAAGGCTTACTACGAACTAACAACCTATCATTTTCTATCATTGTTTTTAATCTTGCACATGCAGTAGTTTTTGAACTATGTGTTGTGTTAAATCCTTTCCGAAACTTTCTAACGTGTCCTTTACGTATAGGTTCACTGATAAACAATCCTGGTATATTTTCTTCACCAAAATCATTTATAACTAATAGTGCAGCTTCGCCAATTCCATTGTTTTCAACACTCCAATATATATTGGTATCGCTCTTAGTTTCTGTAGCAATGTAAGTACATATGTCTTTTAACACTCTTACTTGACCCGGTATTGCTGTGAGATTGTGTTGCCATTCTCCTACTTGTTCATAGGTAGGCAATTCTATGACTTGTATAGCTGCAAAGTCGCCTCCTGTACCCATGCTAGGATCTAATCCTATTACATAACTTTTATTTTTATCTAGTTTTTTATACCATCTAACTTGACCCATTTGTATTATAGGATCGTTGCCTGCCATTGCAGCAAGTTTTAAACTGTTTATAAGTGTTTCATCAAAGATTAAAAATTCACAACCGTATTCTCTTCGGAATTTTTCTTCACCAATACGACCAATTTCTTCTGCTTTCCAATCTTCGTCTCTATCTGGATGTTCGTGCCATTCTGCTCTATATGCATGAAATCCATTTATACCTACATCACTTTCATTACCATATTCGTCAAACTTATCTTCTGCTTGTTTCCAGATAGTGGCAAATGTATCCTCGTCACTGTTTGGCGTGCTTGTTATAATAGCACGACCACCTGTTGCTAGTGTAGGTGATATTGAAGTCCAGAACTCTTCTGCAATATTAGGTTGCACAAATGCAAACTCGTCACAGTATAATAATGAAATACTCAAACCACGTCCAGTAGTGCCTGTTGTTGTTTGTGAAATAATTCTACTACCGTTTTCAAATTCAATACTGCCTTTGTTATAACTAGTAACACCTGCTCTAATGTGATCTGGACAAAGTTCATAGACATAGCGTATACGCTGCATTATCTCTTGCGCACCTGTATACTTGTGTGCAGCAATAAGAATAGTTTGATCACTGTTAAACATTGCGTACCAAGCCAAGTATATACTTGCACAAGTGGTTTTACCTGTTTGCCTAGGCATCATGTTTATGTTAAAGCGATAATTATGATAACTGTGCATTAGTCGCAATTGATATTCAAATGGATCAAAAACCAATTTTCCTTTAACAGGATGTTGTATGTGTGCAAAGTGTTTTGCAAAATACAAATATCCTTCGTCAGGATCCATACAATTTAATAAATCCTGTATCTGTGATTCGGTATATGTTTCTTGTTTATTGGCTTTTTTGGTTAATACGCCATCTAATGATTTACTCATATTAATACTTATCTACTTATTCTACGGAAGTTTTGTTTTTTCCTAAAATCTTGTTTTATAATTTCTTTAACATCTTTATAAACATCGTATTTGTCGCTTACATTTTTAACAAATAATCTGTGATATTTTTCTACATCATTTATTGTATTTTTAGATAATGTTAAATCCAAGTCTTTGTACAAACGTTCAACCATACTTAAATGTCCTAATATATCAGGGTGCGGGTCATTAACCTTGTATGCATTCTTCATTCTTCCATTAGACGAAAAAATTCTGCCTCCTATATTAGGAAGATATTTGCCGTACAATTGTTTTATATACTTTGCAGTAGAATTATTCAAAACTTCATTTTCTTTTTTCTTAGCATATCCACTTTCTTCATAAACTTCAAACGGTGTCATACTACACTGTGTTGTAATATTAAACATTCTATTAGCACTAATTATAGCAGTGTAATTTTTTATCAAATCGTTTTCATAACTCCAATGATTTAAGATGTAATTTTTATCATAAAAAACATCACTTAATACATTACCTCTACCATGTCTCCAACCTAATTCTAAAAACTTATCTTCTCTACTCCAGCCACTCCAACATACTATTATAAGATCGTCTTGATTAAATTTGTGTGTTAAATCTGCTTCCAACATTAGTGTGTGCATTGCAACATTGCCGATACCTTGTGCAGCATAATTGTAAAATTCAATATCTAAATCATGTGCAATAATATCAGCCCACGTTGGATACCAATAATTTGTAAAGCTACATCCAAACGCAAAAAATCTTTTATACACTATGCTTGATCCATTTCTGATATTGTTTATTAATTTCGTGATAGTTAGAAATAAATTTTTTTTTGTTATATGGACTTTTCTGAACTCCCATCGTAAACTTACTAGTCAAACTAGTAATTTCATTAAATTTTAATCTCGAAGCCAAATAATTGTGTGATAAGTCCTCCTGGTACATTCTAAATGTTCTGTACCAATGATAACAATTTGCCACTATTGCGTCATGTTGTGTTTTATTTCTTCTTCCATTGTGCTTTTCTTTGACACGTTCAAAATCAACAGTAATACTTTCTGGATAAGGTTTGTCATAAGTTCCCCAATTGTCTGTTTCTTCTGCTATAATAGCACTCAAAATACCATTTAATTTGTTTTTTCTATCACTACAAATCAATACCCACTGTTGTGGCCATAAAGGTACAAACTCATAATGGTCATGAATCACAACTGGTAATTTTTCAACTACACTTGCTTGATGTAATCTTTCATAAAAATTAGGAGTGTGTGTTGATATGTAAATACATCCTTGATGTTTTGCAATCCATTGAGCTATATAAATGCTGCCTGTCCTGCCAGGAGATTTAACCACATAATTCATATTACTACTTATTCAAAAAAATAGCGCCCTTAGGCGCTATTGAAGTCTGGGGGATGTTTTTATCTTTTCTTTTCTGCGTATGATGCAGCTAATTTTTCACGTAGCTGGTCTTCTAGTGCCATTGGATTATCTCCACCAGCTGCTTTATAATGTGAACCTTTACTTTTGTGTAAATCATTACCAGACGCTGTTGCAATGTCTTTTGCAGTAGAATATTCTTCTTCTGGTGAATTGTCCCAATCTTCGTCTGCCATTAATTCTATACTGCGAGCAAGATCTCCGTTTCTATGTCCGCAAGTTTGTCCAGGATTAATATCATCTACGTCAACTGCTTTAGCATCTTTAGCACCTGCTAATTGCATCATACGTAGCAAATCCTCTGCATCACCTGAAATAGTAATGTCTTCATTTACTGCACTTTCGGCAGTATCACTTTGTAATCTCATAATTCTAGCCCTTGTTTCTGGGCCAACAATACCATCAACTTGTATACCCTGACTCTGTTGGAATGTACGAACTGCACGTTCCGTAGCTGGACCAAATATTCCGTCTGCTTGACTCATTCCTAATTTCTGTTGTAATTGTTTAACACCTTCGCCTCTACTACCACGTCTCATTGTTTGATTATAATCATCGCCTTGGGGTGGAGCAGCTTGAGCCTGTTGTGGATTTTCAGCATTATCAACAGCCTGTTGTGCTGCTCTTTGTGCTTTGTTTCTTTCTAATCCCATGCCAACTAGTGCGCCCATAAGTGCTGCTACTAGTGGTGCTACTTCATTTAGTTGTTTTGTCATATTATGCTCCTATAGGACTTTTTGTATTAACAGCGTCACCGATATCTTTACTTTCTCCTTTTGGAGTATCTGAAGTTGGATCAATGTCTCTTTCGCTACGGGCTGCTTCTAATTCTTTAAGCAAATCCATTACACGATTGCCACCTACAGATTCTTGTGCGCTGTCACCGCCCATATCTTCCTGTGTAAGTTTTGCAACATATTCCTCATCGTCTTTTTCTTCTTGATACAACTCTTGAGGCTCGTTTGGATTACGTACAATTACCTTGCCTTTTTCTAAACCGCAGCATTGTTCTAAATACTGTTCTAAAACGTGTACTGTTGTAGGATACTGTAATTCAACATCGTAATATGTAACTTCCATATTTTCAAGTTGTGGAAAATCTAATGGACGTTCCTGTATAGGTGTTTTCTTACCTGGTGTCATATTAATTACACCGTATTTTTCTAAAACCACTTCTAGTCTGTTGTCAAATCCTTCTGGCAACTCGCCTGCTACGCCTACTTTAAAAGGGTAAGTTTTTTTAGATTCTGTTAAATATTCTTGTAAAGATTTCATGTGCAATATCCTATTATAACTTATTTATCTTATTAAAAGTATTTTCTACAAGATAAAGACAGAACTTTTTTTGCGATTCAACTGTTGTATGATACCCAGGATCATCGTGGTAATTTTTATAATCTTTTTTATAATAGGTTAAAGATTCATAAAACGGAATAATACATCCATATAGATTATTCCAAATTTTACTATATTCGGTTACTTCTAAATTTTTGACTCTTTGTAATTCTTCGTTTGTGTGCATAAACCAAGGCGAAAACACACATGGTATTTTGTGATGTTTTAATTGTGATAGTGCATCGCTAATTATCCACTTTTGTTTTTTTGCTTCCCATACTTCGTCGTAAAAATGTTTCATATACAGTTTAATTGCTTTTTTTTCAATGTTAGTTATGTCTAAATTTTTCATTGATCCTGCAAACGTAGTACTGAGCATGTTTACATCAGCACCTATGTGACAAATTTGATTGTATAAACTATTATCATTTGTAAGAGGTTTTTTTGAAATTTCAAATCTAGGAAAGTTAGTTGGTGTTAAAATTACAATATCTGGATTGTGTTTAATTGCTTCTTCGACTTGTAATCTTATATAATAATTACTTACACCCCTGTTTGAAAAATTAATAACAGTATAATGCTTTTCTAATAATTCACTGAAATGTGTGTTTTTTAATTCTTTGTATCGTTTATTTTTACGTGAAGTAGGTGTGCTGAAACTACATCCGCAAACTGCTATTTTCATTCTTTGTTTAAGCCTTTTAGTTTTTGTAATAAACTATTTCGGTCTGTAACCACATATCCGTCACCGTTAACTATATCACTTGGATTATTTGATCCATCTCTATCCATTTTTTCTTTTTTTAATTGTAGTTCAACCATTTTTAATTTTTTATCTAGCTTTGCTACTTTAGCATCTAGATTTGTTTTTAGCATAGTACCTGCAACTTCAAATACTCTACCACTGTAACGACTTTCTACATTCATACCTAAATCCATTAAGTCATCGTATGCTTGCATTGCTTTGTCAGCAACTTCATTAAGTTCTTTATCGGCCATTTCGCCTAAGCCTTTAACAGCTGGTAACGCACTAGCAATTTTATCAAACTCTTCTATGTCTCTAAATGTGTCTTCCTGTTCAATAATAGCTTGTTCTTTTTTTTCTTTTTTAGGTTGAACAATATCTTTATTTTCAGACATATTCAGCATATCTTCTAATTTCTTAGTCATAGTCTTTTCCATTATATGCTAGTATTTATCAGGCAAAACACCAGGATAATATTTTGACGCTGTTGGTTTTTCTTTTTGCATCTAAATCTAACAAATATTCTTTCAGTAGTTTATTTCCCATTGTATTATAGTTGTATTCTTTTAACATTTCACTTACAAATTTATTTTCGTTTTTTGCAAATATTTTTTTTGCTTTTTTTATTGTTTTTGGTTTCAAACTATTGATAGATAAAAAATCTGGATGATTTAATTTATAGTATTGTAAATTAAATTTTCTCGACATTTTATTATGTAAATTAGGAATATCAAAAAGGTTCAAAGCACTCACAGTAACATTTAACCTAATATCTGCAAAACTTCTTGTTGTGTTTAAAAATTTTATTTTTTCTTTAAAATTTGTAGGAAATCTTATAAGGTTGTCAACTTCTGCGTATCCATCAATACTTACAATTAATACTATATCTTTGAATTTTTTAAGTAAATTTATCATTTTCTCATTGTAACTAATACCATTTGTGTTTACCATAATTTGTGTATGTTTACAATTGAAACTAAATTGAGATAGGTATTCTAAAAAATCTAATACTTCTTTCATATAAAACGGTTCGCCACCAGCAATATATATTTTCCTTGCTTTGTTTGCAGTATGTTCTTTTACATAATCCCAATCAAAACTTTGTTTATTTTTTATTTGATTTATATCAAATTTAGTGTTATATTTTGTCCAGATATCAACATCTTCGTACCATTTTGTACTTAAATGCGGCATACACATAATACATTTTAAGTTGCATAGGTTACCAGGACGTAGATCCCATACTTGTGTATCTTTCCATAATTTTGTATCAGGAGCGTCTAATCTTTTTGAATGTCCTGTTAGTTTTTCTTGTGTCCAACAACTGTTACATCCGGGATTTTTGATGTCATTTTCAAAGTCTTTTTTGAGATTTTTAATTAGGTTGTGATCATGTATTTTACTAGGATGATCAACATTAAAATATTCTGTAGAGTTAAACTGACAACATGGACTTACTCTATATCCATGCACAGTTAAATCTAAATGTAATCCATGCTCAAGATGCCAACAATGCATATTATTTCCAACACCACGGTAACGCAGATTTACTATTTGTATTTCTCTTTTTATCTAAATCTTGTAAATACGCTTTCATTTTTTTATTATTTTCATCATTATATTTGTAGTTGTTTGCCATGTCTATTATATAAGGATTAGTTGCTGATTTTTTTACCTTTTCTATTATTTTAGGTTTTAAGCTGTTAATATGTAAAAAATCAGGATCAGTTAATGTGTTTAATCCTATACGACGATAATATTTTTTAATTTGACTATTAATATTAGGAAAATTTAATGCACTTATAGTTGCATTTACACCGTAATGATAATTTTCTCTTTTGCTAAAAATTTTCATTTGTTTCAATTTTTCATTATAGTTAGTTGGAAATCTTATGTATTCATCTACTTCGTTAAGTCCGTCCATACTTACTATAAAAAAAACTTTTTCAAATTTACTCAATACAGTATCCCATTTGTCGGTGTAACTTATACCATTTGTATTAAATCGCAACCAAGTGTTTTTTAGATTCCAATCAAAATTAGATAGATAATTTATAAAATCAAAAACTTTTTTATCGTACAGTGGTTCTCCTCCTGCAATATATATACTATAGGCATTATTAGGTGCATGAGTTTTTACGTAGTCCCAATCAAATTCTTTTTTTGATTGTAGTTTTTCTATTATGTTTTTACCGCCTCTATACTTTGAAAAAATATCTATATCTTCGTACCATTTACTACTGCATTCAGGTCTGCACATAACACATTTTATATTACAAATATTACTTGGACGGATATCCCAATTTTCGTACTTTCCTTTAGGACTAATTTTTGGTATTCTAGTTCTATATGATTCTTTCGTGATATTTTCATTATTCCAACATAATTTACATCCACTATGCTTAATATCATTTTCAAAATCTGTTTTTATTTTTTTGATTAAACTGTGATTAGAAATATCTTCAGGCCTTTCTACTGTAATAATCTCATCACTACTGTACTGACAACAAGGAGCAACTCTGTATCCAAGATGAGTATGGTCCATATACACACCGTTTTGCAAATACCAACAACTTATACTCATCTACGCTTACCCTGATGAAAAATATCTCCCTCATTTATAATTCTAAAATTTATACCCTTTTGTTTACACCATGCTCTTGCTGCTGTCCATTTTGCTTGATTAACTGCATAATGAAGCTGATTAGTTCTACTGCGCCCTGCTTTTTCAAGTGTGGTTTGATTTGCTGGTTTTACTTCTATAAGTTCAACATTTTCTTTACCGTTTTTATCTATATACACAATAAAAAAATCAGGAACATATATAGTAAATTTTCCACTTAATGGATTTCTATAAGGTATTTTTATTGATTCGCTTGCCCATTTACTAACATTATTATTTGTATCACAAAATCTCATAAACATAAATTCCCAACTACTTCTATAAGTAGGGTGTTTACCTCCTATGTATTTTTCAGGGTTTTTGAGATTATACTTTCCTTGTGCAAATCTCGGCATTAGTATACCACATTTCTAGCTTCTATAGTTGTTGTTTTTATTTCGCTTTTTATACCTAATAAACTAACAGCACTTCGATTTGTGTTTAGTATTTTTGCCACTATTCCAGATAATTGAATTTTGTCAAATACTTTGAGTGTATCTAAAACTTTAAAAATGTCTATTTTGTCTTTTATAGATTGTTCTAAAAGAATTGCACTAATACTTAATGCAGCCTGTTCTTCAAACCCTCTATCTTTAAAAAAACCTACTGTTGCATCAACTTTGTTTGCACTTATTTCAATTTTTTTATCAAAGTATGTATCAAAAAATACTTGAATTTTTTCTTTTGAGTTTATATTTTCTAAGCTGCTCATACCGAATCTAATGTCCTTTGGTAGTATTCTTGTTTTCCTATTGGACTAAGACTGTTCCAAATATCTTTCATGTCTTGAATATTGCCCGAATTTGATGTTCCTGCTTCTAATCTAAAAACTTGGAAGCTAACTTCGTCAAGTAAATTTTGATTATTCTGTAGTGCATTTAATCTTTCTGTTCTTGACACATTTGATTGTTGTAATCCTTGTCCTGAAGTAAATGTGTTTGTTAGTTGTCCATTATTGTTATTAGTAGGAAAAGTAGCATCAATAGCACCTAAAATAAGTGCATCTAATATTCCCGCTTGTATTCCTTGTCCTTCTGTACTATTAATTATGTCCGATACATTATTGATATCCAAAGTATTGGCTATTTCTATTGTATTTTTTATATTTGCAATTGTACCTAAATCAAATCTACCAGATTCTATATCTCTAAATATACTTGTAAATCCGTCAACTAAACCACCTCTGCCAAAAATATTTGCAACACCTCCGCCTTGTATTGTTAAAGGACTTGGTGTGACATCGTAATGGGCCGGATTGGCAAAACCAGCAGGATTATCTTGTCCTGTTGTACCTCTTCCATAAACAACAGATTCATAACCTATTCTCATTGTGTTTGTCATAAATCCACTTGCGCTTTGCTCTACTCTATCGTGACTAAATTGTTCTATCATAGGATTAACCAATGTAACACTTGTATACACATTGTTTACATTTGTACTGTGTAATTGATTTATTGTAATACTATTAAAGAAAGGAACATTGAAGTTTCTGCGTCTGTCTAATCCGTGATTGTATGTGTTAGCAAATTCACCCTTGTAATGATTTACTGGAGAATTGTTGTAAGGCAATGGCACACTCGTATCTGGTTGTCCAAAACTAGTTGTTGAAGCATAATTTGGATCTTGATAGTACCATCTAAAATAACTTTCCCAAAGTAATGTTGTAAGACCAGCATTGTCATCATGAAACACAAATTCAACTGGATCATAATTTACTTTTGTTTGAATAATTTTTTTCCTATTGTACATATTGAGTGTGTTTGTATCAAATGTATAGCTAGGCATGCTTGCTGATTCTACAAGCAAATTAAATTCATTTTTTTGTAATTGGTCATATACTCCCAGTTCTAATAATGCCGATCTGTTTACATCAAAAACAACATGATATAAAAATTTTACTTTAGGTGTAAGACGTAAATTGTTTCTAATATATAAAGCACTAGCATGTGCAAAGTCGCCAAGATTTCCTTTAGGATTTCCTAACGCATTACTAAAATTGTCAAAATAATTTGCTATAAAACTGGACATACTATATTTATCTCACAAAAAAAAGGAGCATGTGCTCCTTTTCTTGTTGACAATCTCTTATCTTAATTAGCTACCGCCACCTGTTGTTAACGTGCTAGTATTTCTAGGAACTGATGACCCTACGCCTGTTCCAACTGGTGATTGGATTGCATTATCATATTGGATAGTTAATCCAACTTGTACAGCATCATTATTTGCATAGTTTAGTGTACCATAATCAACATTTGTTAAGAAACAACCGTATAGTTCCCAAGTTTCTAATACATTTGGAGTGTTTACACCATTGCCGCCGTCTAAGATTTCAATACGTTGTGTGAATTTGTAATCAATTCCAGATGCTGCACTCGACTGTTCAAAGAAATCAAATTGCTTCTGTAATTGTTCGCCAACTAATTTTTGTACATTACCGTTAACGTCATCTCTCAATTGAACTGTAACTGTATCCCAAGTATGTTTACCTGCTAAGTATACACGTGAGTTGTATACGTCAAGCGTCATTGGATCGAAACTAAGTGTAGGGCGAGTCGCTTCTACAACTTGTTTTGTAAGTTCTTGAGTTTCAGCACTTACACCAAAGTTTTCTAGTGTAATTCTAAAACGATATTGTAATTTTGGCATTAGCAAACCTTGGCTATTTGCACTGTTGTCGTTTGCTAACGGAACCGAAATTTTTGTTAATGTTGAGATTGCCATCTACTGTTCTCCTTAATACACAAGTATTTATCTAATTAGGGCCAAGTTTCCTTGACCCCAATTTTTTATAGACCTGCGATCTCTCCTGTGTTTTTAATACGCAACGGAATGTAAATAAATTCAATTGCTTTTACAGGTTCGATAGCTATATCTACATACAACTCGTTTCTATCGATTCTAGCCGGTGTATTATTTGTCTCATCGCATACTACTAAGAAGTCGTATAGTGCTCTAAGACCAACTAGTTCAATCATCAAACTCTCTACTTGCTGTTTGATTTCATCACGTGTGATTTTATCGTTTGGTTCAAATAGATATGGTTTTGCAAGTTGATTAAGCTGACTACGTAAGTACACAACTAGTCTTGCAACGTTCACTCTGTCTAGCGCACTTGCGTTTCTTGCACGGGTTTTTTGACCAAATACAACTAGTCCAGCACCGTTTAGGAATGTAATTGGGTTAACATTATTTCTATACAGTGTATCACGCTGTCCTTCGTTTAGTGCTATACTTACAAATTCATCCTCTGCATTGATATATCCAACACTTGAAGCATTTGTAACTCCGCCACGTCTTGTACCTGCTGGTGCAAACCATGGATAAGCAACTTGGTCATTAAGTGCAAATGTGCGTAGTACCATGTGTGAAGCTGGAACAACAACATTGTTTCCTACATTGTCACTTGTGTAACCGCTTGGATAATATACACCTAAGTATTCATCGCTAGTAACTAGTCCATTGTCGTTATCTTCAACTGCAAGATTTTGGTTAGTTGCCCAGTTCTCTAAACTTGTAGCGTCTGGTGTTAGTCTCATTGGCGAATCACCTACAACAAACGCAGTCAAGCCTCTGTCAAAGTTTAATGTAATCATCTCACCAATTAGTTCTGGATAACCTGGAGAAGCAATTAAGTTAAATGTTCTTGATTCATCATCACGTATATCTTGATTACTGTTCATTAACGATTGTAATGCTTGTACAACAACTTTACGCTGTGCTTTGCGTCCAAACGTTCCGCTGCCGTCTGCTTGGTTACCTGATTCAGTTACCCAACGATGCGGATAATATGCTTCCATTGCTTCATCGCTAAAGCGAGCATTATCATCTGCTGTGTTTATATAATTACGCTCAAAGCGTCTTACATTAAATCCACTTCTACGTAGGTTCCACAACAGCATGCCTTTTGGATACAATGCAGGATCAGGAGCATCTGGATCTAAGTAATTGCTTGCGTTTAGATCTTCAATTTCGCCTGCTTCGTCGCTGTTAGCGCCACTTGTGTTGTAACGTGCATCTGCAAAAAGAATACCATTTTCTGTTGTTTGATCTGTATTATCAATTAGTACCCATTTACTTAGTGTTGCATTGTATATGTACACTTGAGGATAATTTTCTAAATCAGCTGTGCTAACCCAAATATCGCCTGTAACTAAATTGCCGCTATCTGAACGATCGCCATTTGCTGGTTCTGTAGCACTTACAATTGGACCTACTGGATCAGGTGCTTGCCCACTATCTACATTATAATATGGACTTGACGAGTGATTAATACCAACCCATGTTGATCCATTGTGTACCAACATATCAACTTCATCAATAGTGCTGCTGTACCATAGTGCCCCATCTTCTGCTAATGCTGTTGGTGCATCATCGCTTGCAGTATAAACTAATGGTGACCACAAACTTACAAGTAGTTTTTCAGGATCACTATCTGTTTCACCCGGCTGCCAATATAAGTTTTGTGTACCAGTTTTTGCTGTAGCATTGTATGGAGTAAATCCTGCAAATGTCATAGCGTTGCTAGTATCTG